CAGTACATGCGTTTTTAGTAAAAAAATATAGAGATAAGTTAGATGCCAATGAACAAGCATTTAAAAAACTATTAACAAATTGCGAATACAAAGAAAAACTGTTAAACTTAATAACTAAAAAGGAGATAACATTATGACAAAGGCTATTGTTTGGAGTAAGTATAACTGTACCTTTTGCGATCAGGCAAAGGCATTATTAAAGCAACGTGGTATTCCCTACGAGGAAAAGAAAATCGGTGACGGCTATACTAAAGAAGAACTATTAGAAGCAGTACCAACAGCACGTACTGTTCCACAGATTTTTATTAATGACCAACTAGTTGGCGGCTTTACCGAACTCAAAAAATACATTGAGGAAACGGCTGGCGGATATGGCGACTAAAGAAGAACTTGATAAACTCAAAGAAGCCTTAGAAAAGGTAAATTCTTTTGAAGTTGAGTTTGATGATAAACCATCAATTGGCATTATTGCCCAAGAGATTGAAGAGTTTCCGGGACTTGAAAGTCAAGAACTCCCGGCATTGACTACTTTGGATTTGTCTAGTTTATCTAGTCTATGGAATATGCCTAGCGGCAACATTACTATAAGTACAGGTGCAACAGGAAGTTCTGGATCAATATTAACCAGTGCTGGTGCTAACGGAGCTTCTTGGTCAAATTATGGAAATTCTGGTCCATATACAATATCTTCAGCTGGCTTTAATCCCAAGAGTTCCCTGGAAGTCAGCGGTGATGCAAACTTCGAAGGCGATATCAAGTGGAGGGGTCGCAGTCTAGGAGATATGCTAGAGACCATTGAAAGTCGGTTGGCCATATTGGTTCCTGATCCAGAAAAACTTGAACACTTTGAGGCATTACAAAAGGCCTACGAACATTATAAAACTTTAGAAGCATTGTGCACAATGCCAACAAAGGATGACACAGAACACTAATTCTGCCAAAGGCAGATCTAGCTATGATGTAGAAGTAGGAGGATTAATTGTTCCGTTTTTTAATAGGAATGTTACTCCTTACGCTACAGAAGCGGGCGGTCCTAAATTTGATCTAGTTCCTGTTGAAAAGCAAAAAGATGTAATGCTGAATGTAGCACGTCTACATGCTCAACAGGAATATGATAGAATAATGGAAATGGTTGAAGTATTGCAGCGTCAAGCCAATCAAATCAAACGTAGACTGGAAATAACTGATGCTGTACACGCAGCAAAATATGACTTTCAAGTTTCGCATGGTCAAAACTATTGGCTGGTCTATGATACTAGGCATAAATTTACAAGACTATGTCTACAAGGGCCCGATGAATGGTCATCAGGTCCACCAGTAGATTATGAATATTTTGCAAGGGTTAAATACCTAGGCGATTATAGTTGGCAAGAAATAGATAAAGAAGGAAACTATGTTACTAATTAATAAAGGTTATAAATCGGGCGATGTTGTTAGTTTGAAACTGATCAACAGTGATGAAATCATTGCACGGTTTGAAGAAGAAACTGACACCACTATCAAAATCAATCGCCCATTGGCATTGACCATGAACGCACAAGGACTGGGAATGATGCCTTGGATGATTCTGGGTAGTGATGAGTTTATTACACTAAGCAAGACACATGTCATGGCAATCAGCGCTAGTAAACAAGATGCCGCAGATCAATATATTCAAGGTACAACAGGTATCGCATTAAAATAATATGTCCATTGAATCCAGTTTAACTCCGTCGACTTTGATATTAGATCCTATTCATGGGTTTAACATGCAGGCTATTGCTGATGGTCTATCCAAGGCTTACCCTGCGTCAACTACTTCGACCACAGTTACTGGTGTATATGTTCCTATTGTTTGTATGGGCGGCTGTGTAAAAACAGGCATTATTAATCCAGAAAACGATGCTAAAGAAACTGCTAGTCGGGTTTACAACTATGCCATGCAGGCAGCATATCAACCTGTATGGAATGTGTTATATGCTTTATATGAAGCACTTAAAAGATTTGGTCTAGGTGTGATAGATTTAAAATTGCCTGTGTTTGATTTACACATTAGTGATTTATTCAATCCAGATATTACCTGCGTTATAGAAAAAATCATTAATAAATTATTGGCAAAATTCAAAAACGCATATGATAAGTTTCTAGCAGAGATTAAAAGGATTTTTGGATTACTGGGTATTCCTTTTCCGTTGTTTAAAAATCTAAACAGTCCATCGGAACTAATCAAATACATTGTCAAACACATTGTGGCAAGTTTATGGGATCAGTTGTCTAGAAAGATTAGACTGATTATAGATTTAATCCAAACAGGTTTAAAAATCTATGATTCGATAGTAAAAAATGGATTTGTTTTATATAATCTTTGGAAAACAGCAATAGCCCAGCTTCTAAAAACAGTATTACATTATTTGTCAAATCCACCTAGTTTAAATGATATTAAAAATCTTCTTGAAAAATTTGCCAAAAAAGTTTTAAAGAAAGCACAAGTTACTATTGCTGAAATATTATCAGTAATAGATAAGTTTAAACTACCAATATTTGGAAATCCGTTTGATTGGAAACTCCCATTGAATATACATATGAAGATTCCTGAACTGGATTTTAATAAAATAATAAACGATATTAAACTTTGGCTAAACAACTTTGTGATGAACTTGATGATTAAGTTTATACAACTTGTTGAGAGAATATTGAAAATATTTGGGATTACTTTTCATTTGCCCAAGATACATATTCCGTTTTTTGTTTGTACATTAAAAAATACCCCTTGACAACTAGTTAGAAATACCGTACAATAAATATATATGCTTTCGCAGGGGCAAGTTCGCGTAGCGGATAGCAGTAGTTTAGATACTTCAGGCTCGGCAGAGGCTCTACACGCCCTGGGAAGTCTGTCAATTATTTTTGGAGTTCAATATGAAAAAAGTCACCGCATCGATGTTTTTGATTTTTGCCAGCAGTCTATGCCTAGCACAGGAAGTTGCCACAGTGGTCAACGTTCAACCCCGTTATGTCACCGTTCAACAACGACAATGTGAACAGCGTGAAGTAGTTCGTGATAACAGCCGAGGTGACACCGCAATTGGTGCTATTGCCGGTGGTGCGATTGGCAGCACATTGGGTCACAATAGCAATGATCGACTAGTTGGCGGTATTGCTGGTGCTCTTATTGGTGGTGCGATTGGTAACGAAGCAGGTCGCGACGGTGCTAGAGCAGAAGTGCGTGAAGTCTGCAGATATGTTCCGGTTACTATTCAGCAAGGTTCAACTGTGACCTTTAACTATCGTGGACAGGTGTTTACACAATCATTTGGTCAATAATATGAAAAAGTTTGAATATATTAACTGTCGATTTTTTAGATCATTAAAACTAAGATTAAAAAATAAAACATATACAGTATATCGAAATAAACCTAATCGTACTTGGCATTTTTATGTGTTTGATAATATAGGGAGTTATTATGAAGAAGATTATAACATCGATTTTAGTAGCGTTCACAGTTCTAGCAACATTTAATGCTAATGCTCACGAGTGGCATCACGGTGGTTACTATCGTGGCGGATGCCGAGGCTGTGGTTGGGTGCCATTGGCAGCAGGGGTTGTTATCGGTGCTGAATTAGCTCGTCCCTATCCCTACATTGTAAACGAACCAGTTTATGTTCAACCACAACCGGTATTTGTTCTGCAGCCAACATTGCCTCCTCCACCATACGGATATCACTACGAGCAAATTTTTGATTCGCAGATCAATGCTCAAAGAATTGTATTGGTGCCAAATTGAAACCGCTTCCAGAATATGGATGGGGTACTTTTGCAGAAGAATGGGAAAGAATGAATACACCTGAATTTGAAGAAGAACAAAAACAATGGAGTAGATATGCTGTCACTTTTACAGCAATACTCGCTGTGGTTGTTTGCATATTAAAATATTATAATTTAATTCCCCCAAATGCGCCAGTATAATGGAATCGCATAAAAGAACATTAGCAAGAAGTATCACATATAGACTTAGTGCTTGGATGTTGACAATTTTGTTATCTTATATGTATACAGGCAATCTTTCAGAATCAACTGGATTTAGTACTTTCCTACATTTGATTCTTTCATTAGATTATTATATTCATGAAAGAATTTGGATGAAGATTAGTTGGGGTAAGATTTGAGAGTAATCTCAATAGTAAGACTGTATGAAGTTGACAGAAAAGGATTCTGGACGCGGGTTCGACTCCCGCCAGGTCCACCATAAACACATGTGGGTTTAAGTCCCAAGTGGTAGTGTTATAGACACATAGCGGCACAGCCGATACCTTTCAGATTTGAGTGTGTTTATGATGGGCCTGACCTGGTTTTCGACAGGGTCAAGAGTAATGAAATGGACAGTCCGGCAATGTAGAAGCCGTTAGGATTGGGGTGACCCGATCGAAGACACGCAAAAAGTAATCGCAAACGATTCACAATATTCCATGGCCGCTT